TGCCCGAGTTGACGATGCGCCCGCCCCGGTTGCAGATGTTAATGAGCTCGGCGTAAAACAGCTTTGTGCGCTCCCGCTCGGCGCGGCTCTTGCGGTCCTCCAGGTTGACGATGTCGTCCGTCCAGATGAAGTCGGCGTGCTTGCCGGTAATCGAGGACTGGGTGCCCATGCCCATAAGCTGGGCGTCGCCGCCCATGCCGGTGAATGTGCTGGTGGTGATGGCGGCGGCGTTGTCGGTGATGATCTCAAGTTCTCTTCCGGTCAGCACCCTGTAAATCCTGCGGGTGACCGGGTGCTTGAGGTTTCTGGACACCTGGGCAATGACGGCCCGGATGTCGCTGTCGGTCTTGCGGATGAACATGAGCGACAAATCCCCGCGCAGAAGCATCAGCTCAGTGAGCGCCACGGCCCCGGAGGTGGTCTTGTAGCTGCCGCGGTGGGCCTGAAGCGTGGCGTCGCCCTTGCCCAGCAGCATGCCCCGTATCCACCGGCTGTGTAAGGGCGTCAGCTTCGTGTAGCCCAGCATGTTGCCGTATTCGTGCGGGTGCTCGATCAACAGCCGGCAGACGGCCTCCTGGTCGGCGTTCATGCAGGGTCGCCCGCCCCGATTGAGGTTTCAGACGACATGCGCGCCCGGATTTCGTCCATGATGGAGGCGTCCTCGGCGGTGTTGACGGTCAGATCGACCTTCGCGCCCCGCTTTGTCATGGCTCTGATGCGCTCTTTCTCGACGACGGTGCGCATGTCCGGGTTCTGGGCGTAGTCGTTGAGATAGCGGGCGCTGGCGATATCGCCCTGCATGGCCTGGGACGCGATGACCATGCCTATGACCTCCTCCACCGACGGGTCGCCCTGTTCTTTGGCGTCATAACCCACTTTCTTGAGGGCTTTTTTCATATCGGCAGTGGTCTTGATTGGCATCGACAGTATGGCGCGGTACAGCGCCTTGGTGTCCCGCTTTTTGCGGCGGGATTCCGCGGACTTCTTGCCGCCCTTGGATTGTATGGCCCGCGCCTCCTCCTTTGGACGGTCCGCGATGCTCTTAAGGTTTTCGCGATTGGGCATAGCTGCTCACTCCAGACCGCGATTACATCAGCCACCGGCTCGGCACGGCGGCGCTGCCGCCCGCTCCCCGGCGCGCGCTCCGGCTCATGGTGGTGTAGCGTTCGGTGATTCTCCTGTTTCTTGCGGCAGTGTAGCGCTTGATTTTCCGGCTGCTGCTTCCGCCTGCTGATCCGCTGGCCATTTTTTTACCCCCGTTTCCATGATCTCCCAGGCCTCTTTGTTTTCCACGGGCTTGAGTTTCGCGTAGCCCGCGCCGTGGTTGATGGTCCCAAACCGCTCGGCGATGTTGTCCATGATGGCGGCGTTGAAGTCGTGCAGCGCCTTGTCGTCCACCTCGATCATGATCTGTTCGATGGAGTTGGAGGAACGCATGTTTGCGCTGCCGTGGATGGTGATGGTGTGCCCGTGCACGGTCTGGATGGTCATGAGCTTGGCGTGCCACCGCCCGAAAGCGATCTGCACCCGGTTCTGCGGGTCGTCCAGTTCCTGATACATGTAAGGCACCAGGTTATATTTTTCGTGGCTGTACTGGTAGCCCGAGAACACCAGCACCAGGCGCTCCAGCTCGTCGCCCATGATGTCCATGACATTGCGCAGGCTGTCGATGTTCTCCTGCGAGAAGGACAGCGAACAGATGTACAGGCGCTTGATGCCCACCCGGCGCTCCGTGATCAGCGCCTCGACAATGTCGCCGAATATGAAATTGCCGTTGATCCACGCGAACGTCCGCGCCCCCGGTGTGAGGTCGATCTGGCGGGCAAAGGCCCGGGCGTTCTCGTAGGCGGCGCGCAGGGTGATGTCCCGGCGCTCGATCCGCGGGCGCAGTATGCGCACATGCTCCTGATCGTTGCCCGGCGTGGGTTCGTCCTCGATGACTTGAAAGTCGCTCAGGTCGAAGTCCAGTTCAAGGTCGAGCCCGAAGTCAAACCCGAGATCGAGGGCGAACGGCGATTTCTTCTTTGCAGTCGCGCCGCCTTTTTTTCCTCGTTGTTTGCTCGTACTTCGTTTTTTGCCCATTTCGCGGCCCTTCCACAGTCTCGCGCGCACTTGCGCGCATGCGCGGGCGCGAATTGGATATTAAAAAGCGCCCGGTGCTTTCGGACGCTTTTTTCAGTTTAGATGATATCACAGTCAAGTATGGACAATCAAGGACATCTTTCACCCTGCGCAGGCAGCCTGACCGCCATCAGCGCCTTGCCGTGCAGACGGGTGACGGTCCGCAGCTCATAGCCCATCATTTCCGCGACCCGCGGCCAGGTCATATAGCACAGATAGCGGTATTCCAGCAGGGTGCGGAGGCGCACATCCTCCACGGTGTCTATGGCGGCGCGCACCTCGGCCTGCGTTTGGTACAGCGCGGCGATCTCCGCAAACAGCGCGCGCTCGGCGTCGCACATGGCGTCGACGGCCTCCGTCCACTCCTGCACGCGCTTCCCTCCCCGCTTTTTCTTCGGCGCATGGGATTTCAGCGCCGCCGCACGCATGCTCAGGCGTCCCAGGCGATCCTCCGCCATGCGGATGCGCCGCTCGATCATCCATCCCCGGTTCAAATACTCCTTTGCCGTCATTTCCGCCCTCCATAATGCGCCGCGATCCGCTCCATGTCCCAGCCCTGTCTCAGGCGCCGATTGACTAAGGACGCAGTGACGCCCAGCGCCTTTGCCCAATCCTTCGCCGTCTTCGTTTCACCCCACACGGTGAATTTCCGGGCCACCCGCACGGGCTCCGTGAGCGCCTTTTCGATGGGCCACTCTAAGGCATATATCCTCGAGCTCAGCGCATTTTGCGATATCCCACGGATCTGGGCCCACTCCCGAAGGGTATGAGCCTCCCCGAACGCCTCGAATGTATCCTGACCGTTAGGCTTCACCGGCTCAGACATGGCCCTTTCAAGTCTCCATCCCTTTTTCAGCCTTGTGCGCAGGGTTGACGCGGGCATGCCGCAAAGCGCCGCCCATTCAGACAGCGTTTTCCACTGGCCGTTTGCCTGGTATTCCCTCCCGCGCCGCACATCTTCCGGCCTTTTCCCGATCCGCGCCGCCCTGAAGCGCGCGCAATCCCCGCTTGGGCACGTCTTTCTCGGGCAGTTTAAACACACCTCGATCACAGCCCTGTCCTCGACCTGTTCCATCCGTCAATCTCGCCTCCTCATTCTCGCACGGCAGTAAGCCCCAGCTTTTTGCGTATAGCCTCATTGCGCCGCGCTTTGTTGTAAGCCGTTTTACCGTGGAATCTGTACCCTGCAACAAACGGTATCCCACATTTGAGCAAATTCGCCTCAGCGTGATCTATGGCATACATGATTTCCAGTGCGTCGCTGTAGCCGTAATACTCCCGGGTGGTGTACTTTGACAAGTCGCACTCGATCCAGGCAACGCCATAATCGCCGCTGACCTCATAGCTCTTTTCGCTATCGCATACCCTCGCCCAGCATTTAACGGCATACTCAAAACCGTCTACCACCGCTTCGTAAAAGCTGTATCCATCGCCTTCGTTGTATGATTTTTGGCTATCCCATTGCCAGCAGTTTTCACCCATTTTTCTTGTCCACTTTAGCGCACCCGCGTAATCCATCAATCCCGCCTCCTCATTCGCGCATAGATAAACGCCCCCGGCATAAAATCGGAGTAGGACACCCTCGGCAGCTCCATGATCTGATATCCCGGATACAGCTTTTCGAGGATGGCGCGGCCCTCCATCCGCACGTCCGAAGCGATGTTCATCGCCCGGCGGCGGGAAATCTTCCGGTCAGACACCCGCGGCGCGGGCAGCTTCAGATTCCGGGAATGGCTGAACGACCGCCCGCCGCGCTTGTTCTTTGTGAGATAGTGGGCCAGCCGCCGCGCGCCGTCGTGGGCCATATCGAAGCGGTCGCAACGGGTAAAGCCGAAGGGCCACTGTTTGGAGACGTCGTCCTGGGAAAGGCCCTCGGCCTCGATGAGCATGTGTACGTGATAGCAGGGCGGCAGCCCCAGCGCCTCGTATTTCGTCTTTTCCTCGATCCTCAGCATCCACTTCAGCGCCTTTGGGTTTTCCATCTTCCGGCGGAGGCGTCCGAGGAAGTTCCGCACCACGCGCCTGACGTCCGTTTCGTGCTCCGGCAGCTTGTCCTCGATCCACTTCTCCCAGACGTCGTCCAGGTTCATCATGCCGATGTCGTCCATGGACGGGTATTCAAACGTCCCCGTGAACACCATGGCGGCCGGTGTGAAGTTTTCCTCGGCCAGCCTCATAACCTTGAGCTCAAGATTCCGCTGGTTCAGCTTTTCCATGGCCGGGCTGGTCTTCCGCGCCTTCGCCTCCCGCTTCGCGCCCTCCGGCAGCCGGCGCATGATCGGGTGACACATGACCTCAAGCGACTTCCCGGCACGGATCGTCACCGTCCGGATGCCGTCGATCAGCCGCCCCTGATACTCGCCCGCGGGGAGGTCGTATAGGATTTCGTAGTCTGTGAGTTTC